CTGATTATCCTTAGCTTTTAATGTCATCAAAGTTTGGACAATAAAAAAACCGTACGGGATTCCATACGGTTAGATTATTTTTTAATTACTTTAATCATCGCTTTTACAACTGCTATGATAACTAGCATTAAAAACGAAAATACCAACCACCCGAAAGCGATTGATACCAAATTCCAAATAAACATCTTTTACTCCTTTTCTGAGTACTAAATAGCACTTAAATCTATTCTTCTAGGTGTTACTGTTTCATCTCTGCCTAAAGGATTTGAATCTTTCCTAAAATGCGGTATTGTCGTGCAACGACAGTTAGGGTGGAACGGTGGAGCATTCAACGCTGGCACCATTTCATCCGTTTTAAAGATTTTTCCGTCAAACGGTTGGCAAATCTGACACGCTTTTAATTCTGTCATGACTTCGTACCATTCAACCTCGTTTGTCTCATAGTTTGCTTTTTGCGCCTCTGAGTACACCCTTGCGGACTCTGTGACTGCTAAACGTCTAGCATATCCATAGGATACATCAAACTCTTTTTTTAGATTGTTAATAAGTACGTTTGTTCCTTGTCCTCTTAACACGGTATCCGCAACGCCTTTTTTAACAATCGCTCTCAACTCGTTTTGTCTTTCCCAAATTCTAGACGACCATGATGCGTCTTCAAAATTGGCAAAAACAATAGAGTCAGCAGATATTTTCGAGCTTTCAAAACTGCCGAGCGTCATATCTAGCACTCCAGCACTAAAAAGATTTTCACGTCTGATTGACTCGACCAAGTGTCTATCAATGATTTCAAACTCATTTAAGGCTAGTTCATACTGGTGTAACTTGATATTCGCTTGTAGCACTTCAAGACGGCTTGTTTTCATTTTAAGATTGTAAAGTTTTAACAAGTCGTTTTCCGCTTTTGTAAAATCTTTACTTGTAACCTGCTTCCCTCGTTCTCTCAATCGGTTAGCTCGCTCAACTAATTGTCTAGCTTTAAACTCAACATTCACCATATCAAGTTTATCCGCTCGTTGCTTAGCTTGTAATTTTGTGATTCCTTCGCTATCTGCATACTTTTGCCAAAAGCTATCGATTTCTTTTTGAATATTGTTGGCGTGTTGTTGGTAGACTCCCTGTAATTGGAAGGCTACCCTCTTATCCGCCAACTCTCTTGCCTTTTCCTCGGCACGGTATCTACCTTCCCAGTATTCGTTATTCAACATCGGCTATAACCTTCTTGCTTTCGCTTAGTTCTGAGTCTGAGTAGATTTTTTGTTTTTCTAGACGTGTTTCAAGGTCGCTTACTGCCTCCTCTTCACGTTCCATTCTTTCAATCTCTTTTTGTGGGTCGTCAATGATAGATAAAACAGATAACTTAGTTTCCTCTGATACTTGACCAGATAATTGTCCAACGATTTGAGCCTCTTCAAGAATGTTTCTAGGTACATTTCTAGTAAACGTATAAGTCAATCCTGTCCATGCGTCCTCGTATACGGTAGTTAATGGAACACTGAACACAATTCTATACAAACGGTTAAATGCGGATTGTAATTTTCTGTCTTTCATACGAGCAAGGTTATCCATTGCTTGTAGTTTGAAAGCTAGAGCCGTTCCAGACGAGTTCCCAAACTCAGACTCAGACATATTCGCCACCATTGAGATTGCGAAAATAGACTCTTTTAATAAACTAATTAAATTCTCTTGCGTTGTATCTGAGCTAGGCTTTTCAAGGAAAGCGACCTCAGGCAAAGGTCCGTCTCCAGTTTTCCAAAGATTGAAAATTCTATTTTCTCTAATCTGGCTTGCGTCCTCTTCTTCTAGCTCTACTCCTAGCACTTTCATATAAGCGTCCGCAAAATAGTCTACATCGTTTGCTTTTTCGCTTGCTGCTTTATTTAAGGCGTTGATTAGAGTTTTAACGCTCTCGAAAATACTTTGTCGCTCTTCGTTCTCAATCAGTTCAACTACTGGGATTGAGTTGTAAATATGTTGAGTGCGTTCACCAAATCTGACTGTTCCTCCAGTCGTGAATGTGGCGTCAATAATTTCATCGTTTGTAATTACTTGTCCGATACCTTCTTGATTATTCTCGTTAAAAGTGTATCTAACCGCAAATAACGGTCGTTCCTCAATGCTGTTATCATGAACGATAAACATATTGATTGGACTGTTATATGTCGCTCTTGTTTGTTTATATTCGTCTTGATAAACGTAAATAAACGCATGACCAAACACGCTAGACATTTTCGCAAGCTCAAATTCTGAGTCTTCCATGTCATTGATTTTACGAAAATCTGAGATAAAATCGTTTACGGTTTCGTCGTCATGTTTAATCTTAACTGGCACACCAATCTGATAACCTGTGAAAGTATCAACGATATACTTCGCATAGTTGAACACTAATCGGTTATCTGGTTTCCAACTATCCTTTTTAGGCATTTTCAATACTTCGTGTTGCGAGAGGTACATGTCCTCGCTTTCGATATAATTCTTTACTAATTTACTCAAGTGCAACCTAACCGCTTCTGTTACGATTTCTTCGGTCACTACATCGCTCGTTGTTGTTATGACTTTTCGTTTGTTAACAAAAACTTTTGCCAATTTTAAAATCCTCCTTTTAGCATTTTGATTTTAGTTTGATTTCCGTCAATACATTGCAAGCTATATCTTAGAGCGTCCATTAAGTGGTTATTCTTGTCCTCAGGCTTATTCAACCAGTTACCCTCTTTATCCTGTTGATAACAATAGCTGTAGAATTCGTCCATAATATGCTTACACGTTGGATGAACATAAATTGTGTATCCTTGTAACTTTGAAACGCCTGCCATAATACTGTCTTTCCCTTTACGGCTCTCTCGCAATCTTACAATGTTATATTCAGTTTGTAATTCTCTAATCAACCTCGGCTCGGCACTATCTGCGATTATTTGAGCCTTAGAATATCCTTTTTCATATATCATACTCGCAACGTCCTTTGTTATCAATCCAACTTGATACGCTTCATCAAATATATATATTTCTTTCTTTTGTTCATTAATCAAGCTCGCACATAATGCGGTAGGGTCGTGTGTGAAACCAAAGTCAAGTCCGATTGCCAACTGATATGAATTATCTTTCAATAGCTCGTCTTTATCAAAGTTCTTGACCTTGACGTTTTCATATACTAAGCCTTCCGCAACGCCCCACTCTCCGTCGCAGACAATTCTAGCACGGCGTGGGTTCGTTTTATATAAATCTTCGTATCGTTGTATATCAACTTTATCCAACCACTCATTACACCTAAAAGTAGTGGTTAGTGCCAATGTATCCGTTCGACTTGTGGCTTTATCGAAAAAAGCAGCCTTCAACCAGTGATGTTCATTCCACGGGTTGAAAGTGACTGTAATTTGTTTAAAAAAGTCTGGCGAGTCGTAAGTACCACGAATAGACTCGACAACAGTGCTAAACTTTTCCTCGTTTTCGATTTGATAAGCCTCTTCAAACCACGCCCAACAAAGAATACCAACATCAACTGTAATTGACGTTATTTTCAATTCATCGTCCAAGCCTCGAAACAGTATCTTTTGTCCTGTTGCTTTTACTGTGATTTCTGGTAGCGACTCATTAAACTTGAATAAATGAGTCACTTTCAGTTTGTTTGCTGCCCACTTAAAATCTGTATAAGTTGATTGTTTGTTCGTGTTTGAGTACCGTCTAACAACTAATAGATTAGACCACGGATACCTCAATAATCGGATAATAAAATTTAATGCTGTTGTTTTTGATTTCTTAGAACCACGAGAGCCTTTAACGACTCGATAGAAATTTTTAGAACGCCAGAACGAGCCGTAACCTGCCCCGACCATTGAAGGCAAATCAATCTGGTATGTTCGCTTCATTCATGAACACCACCGTTTCAACTACAGCCTCTCGACCGTCATTCTCTTCTAGCATTTTGTTTTTCATTTTCTGAGCCTTAATTCGTTCTTTCTGCTCTGCCTTATCAAGACTATCTTTGACATCAGTCGTTGTTAACTTACTGATTTGCTCAAAAGCTCGGACATTGCCTTTCATAGCTTTTTGCATCATAACCATAGCCAAAGCCATTTCATTGGTTGATTCGAAGCCTAAATCTTCAAGTTGTTTCTTCACGTTTGGACTTGAAACCTCAGCTTGTAAAATCGTTTCAAAAGCCTTTCTTAGATTCGCTTTTTTTCTTCGAGCCTTGCCTGAAGCGATACCGCCTTTTTTAGCAATTTCTCTATGCTCGTCCTTAGTTCGTTTGTTAGCAGGTATCAAGTTCTGCTCATTAGCCATCGCCTCACTTCCTTACTTTACCTTTGAATAAAAAGCTTCCAACTTTTACATTTGTTCTAATTGTATTTTTTAATGCTAATTTACTTCTTGGGTCCACACTATTTCTTTTATATGTTTTAAATTCCCAATCTTTATTCTTATTTAAAGCATAAATCAAATTTTTTGCACTCGTAACTATTCTAAAATCAAAACCTTCATTGGCATATATATGAGCTACTACATTGAGAAATTTCGTTCCTAATCCTATTCCTTGATAATCAGGTAAAATCACCAATCTAGTTACTCTTTTAATTTTTTTATTTTTAGGATGAGGAAAGTGTATAACTCCTATAAAACCAATAATTTTATCTTGGTCATACAATCCAAAACATCTTGCACCTTTTGAAATATCTCCATTTAAATAATGATAACGTCTAAAATTTCCCCACTCTGCAATTGAACATCGCTTGACTGTAAATTTTTTTTTGCTTCGTGGGGGTATTGAAAAACCTGTTGCATATTATCAGTATTAAAACACCAATCTGGTTGCAAATATTCAATAACATTGAGTCCTATTTGCCATTTTTCTGGATAGTCAATGTTACCTGCAAAGCGTTCTCCTATGTGTTCTGCTCCAACGTCAAAATCTGCCATAACTTTGGAAACTTTAAACGTCTCTTTTAATGTATTTTTCTTTATAATATCGAAACTCGGCATTTTATTCCTCTTTCTTGAAATTCATTATATAATTCTTCTAACTCATTTTCACTATTTGCTTCCACAATTAAAACTGATTCATCTTGAATTTCTTTGATTTCTGTATTTTTATTAGCTTCAACTTCCATTTCTTTTGAAATCTCAAATCCAAAATCACTCATATCAATGTCAATAATGTTATCAAGCTCTAACTGTAACAAGTCCAAATCAAAATCAGTGTTCATTGTTAATTTATTGTGTGCTAGAATGTACGCACGTTTTTGTTCCTCGTCTAAATGAGATAAACGGATACATTCGACCTCGGTTTCGCCTAACTCCTGCAATGCGTATAGTCTGCCGTGCCCCTCGATGATTGTGTTATTTTCATCAATCGCAATTGGGTCATTAAAACCAAATTGCTTGATACTGTTCACAATTTGTTCAATCTGCCACTGAGGGTGTTCTTTTGCGTTGTATTTATATTCCAGCAAATCTGAAATTTTAATTTTTTCTATTTGCATATTTTTCTCCTTTTTACCAAATAAAAAAAGAGCGATACAAAATCGCTCTTAGCTCCTCTTTTTTGTTTTTTGTTAAAAAAGCCCCACAGCCGATTCGAACGGCTCAACACGAGAAACACAAAACCTTATTGGTAGGATAGGCTAAACACAAAGGAAAAAAAGAAAATCGTGTTGTACCTCTTAGGGGCATATTCGAGGGCGTTTTATCGCCCTCTAAACTTTAGGAGTTTCAAACTCTATGACAATTTGTTGGAAGTAAGCTCTCGCAACTATCCACGATATCAATATATCACGAAAAAGCTGGGACATCAAGCGTTTTTCGTCCCTTTCTAATAATCAGTCAACATTTTCGCCTAATTTTTCAAGCAATAATTTGCAAGCACGGTCACACGCTCTCATGATGACATTTTTATTCGTGAGATGCTTTTTAGCTAAGGAACGATAATCATATACTTTCTCAAAATAATACTCAGATACAAACAACCGTTGTTTTTCGTCTAACTCCTCCAGCACTTCATCAATGCACTTCTTCCAAAATAAGCGATTTTGAATATATTGAGAGGCTTCAACTTTCAAGAATTCATTTTCAATCGTTTTAGAATTAGTTCCTTTCCCTTTTATCCAAGCATTGCAGTCTGGGTCACGCCATAACCAGCTCATTCTATGAGTAGCGATTTCACGTTCATAATTCGGATAATCACGTAATCGTTGCTCGGCTATTTTCTTATATCTCAAAAACTAAACCTCCTGAAATCACGCTTAGTATAAACTTTTGACATCGAAATTAACATCGTCAACTGAAAATCCTAAAATATCTTTTAAGTTAAATAATGCTCTTTTCTGTTTGCCGTCTGAGGCACTCAAGTAATTAAACGTAATAATATTATCAAATGGAAATTCTTTTTTTAAGTTTGTGATTCTTTCAAATCTTAATGTTTTCCCGTCTTTTAAAAACATAGTAATGTGCATTTTTATCTATCCTCTCATATTATTAATGATTGATGTTACAATCCCTGCGATTGACCCAATTAGTATTAGAATTGAAATAATCAACACGTATATCAGTAATGGAACCATGGTTGCAAGCCAACTAATCTGAGTTCCAAATAATTTACTAATTACTAATGTCACGCTTAAACTCAATGCCAATCCAAGCGTATATACAAATAAATCTTCTTTATTTTTCATCATTTCCCACCTCTTCACGCAAAATTCTTTTTTTAATTCTAATAACTATTTCTTCAATGCCTTCTCTAGTTATCCAAGTTGTACCAGCAGGAAGAGTGCAAAGTATATCGTATACCGCCTTTTCATAGGTCGTCTCAGATTTTTCGTCTTTCGGTTGTTCGTTTAATACATTTGACTTCTCTATTGTCTTCAATGATTTTTCAAACCCAATCAAAAATGCGAAACGTTCATTGTAACTCATTTCTTCTAATTGTCCATAATCGATATCTTTTTGGAACTGCTTTAACGCTCGCCCATACATGGACATATCCTTGTATTTACAATGTGCCACAATTAAGTAATTCACATCGTCTTTTAATTTATCGAATGATGTTTGCTTCTCGTTCATTTGCTATCAACCTTTCATTTTCCAACGGCTGAACACCTCTTTTTGTCTTTTGTTCATCCTTAAATTTTTTCTAGTTCTTTCGCTCTCGATTTTACGAATTACACTTTTAATTGGTTCATATATAACTCTAGTCTTCTTTACGACTATTTCATTTTCTTGGTTGTCTAAACCACTATCAAAATATTCTAAGGTACAAGTGTTTGAGTCATTCCAACCGTACGCCTCAACAATCTGTTCGACCTCTAATAAAACGAAGTTGCCTTTTTGATTGATTTTAAATTTCATACTGCACCTCTAGTCCGCATATAACTCTAAAATTCTAGCACCAAAAATTTCTTTTGCACGTTCGCAATCTTCAAGATTTCTAAAATAGCCAAATTCTGGAAAATAATCGATGACAGTTGTTTTTAAAGTAAATAACTCATTTTCTTTTAAAATGATACAATAATTTACCTTGCCGTCCCCAAAACATGGACGCCAATAACTGTTGCATTCGTTTCTAAACTCTTTAATTTCTTGTTTTAAAAATCGTCTCGCTTTTTCTTTTACTGCTTCTTTTTCTGAGTTAAAAACATTTTCTTGAGGTTGCATTTCATTTATTATTCCCGTGTCGAAACACCAATCAGCAACTTCACCAATCTCGCCATACATATTGAGGTAGTATTTATTTGCATTTTTTAACATTTCAATCTTATTGAACATTTTTACGCCTCCACGAATAAATCGATAATCTCTTTGCCAAATATTTCAATCGCTCGTTGGCAGTCTTCACGATTTTTAAAATGTCCAAACGTGTCAAAGCTGTTGTTTAAGTACATTGATAATGCCTCTAATTTTCCAGCACTTAATATGGCAGACCATTTCGCTTCGTTCGTATCGGTCCAGTCTGGTTTCCAGCCTTCGTTGCGTTCGTTACGAAACTCTCTAAATTTTGTGAGTAGGGTTCTTCGATTTGACTCTAGGTCGGCTTCTTGCTTAGTTGCGAATATATTGCCTTGTGAAAAGCGATTAATGTCAATGTCCATATTATCCCATTGACTTTCACTTACTAGCCCTTCATCGTCAATCCAAAAATATTTATCGTTATAATCATAAAAATATTTCAATTTCCAATCATTTTTTGCTCGCTTGATTTCTAATTTCAGTTCAGTTAATTGTTTTTCCATTTCTTCTGCTTTTTTTGTAAGTTCTTCTAAATTTGCCATTGTGTTTCTCTCCTTTTGTTTTTATGTGTTAGGGTATAAAGGAATATAAAGATTATCAGGATTCAAGCTTGGTTCAATCGTTTGCAAAATTTCTTCCTCTGTTTCTTTCACACAAACTTGACCATCTTCAAATCCATGTCCATATACCCATGTAAACACCTTTCCACCGTCGTTTACATACGTTTCAATACAAGAGATATTATCAACTTTTATCGTGTATTTTCTGGTTTCTTGGTTCGCGTCGGTTAGTCTAATAAATTTCATTGTGTTTGCCTCCTTTTATAATTCCTTTGCTATTGCCTATTTGTTTGCTTAGACTTTGTATATTCTTTGATTGCTTTTAATACCGCTCGTGTGATTTCATGATTGAACATTATTTCAGATTGTTTTATTTTGTTCCGTTCAATTTCATACCGATATTTCAAAACTGGGTCGTTTAAATCATATTTAATTTTCATGTTTTAACGCCCTCATTAATCAACGTATAGACGTTTAATTCTGTCACCAAATTTCTTGATTGCTAGTTCTGCGTCCTCTTTATTCTTGAAATATCCAAAAGGCGAAAATTGAGTACAATTCACAGACGAGGCTACTTTAAATCCTTTACTGTAATAAGAGTAAAATAAAAAATATTTATATTCTCTCGTCCATTCAACCTCCCAACCGTCGTTGCAATAATCTTTGAATTGGTTGAAATCGTACATGAGTTCTCGTCTTTCTCGCTCCCTTGTAGCCTCTTCCTCTGTTTTAAAAGTGTTATTTTGCAGTGTGACAGTTTCAAAGAAATCAAGTGGTGCGTTTGGTAATATTTTATAAATTGTTCCGTCGCCATCCAGAAAATGGCGTTCCTTACCTCTCATAGATTTTAAACGTTCATGTTTTGTTTTCTTATCCCTTAACTGTTTTTCAAGTTCTTTTATTTCTAGCTCTAGTTCTTTTTCTTTGTCCATTGTTTATCTCCTTTGTGTTATTATAGCTATCCTTAACTACATTTATAGTATATACTATTCGTTATAGTTTGTCTAGTCTTTTTTAAAACTTTTTTTCATTTTAACGTTTTAAAAAGCGTTAATGTAGGTGTCAAGAATTGCCAAGCTACTAACAACACCAAAAGCGTGATTGCAGATATTCTACATGTCCAAACCATAGGCTTGAATATTTTTTCGTCCTCGTCAATCGATAGAACTATCAAAAATGTTGAAAAGAATACAACAACTAACACTACATTCAAGCTTACAATGATATTATTCAAAAATATCTCGTGCTGTAATTGTGGAGCAATTTTCTCAGCTTGTTCGATTGAAATGTGCAATAATTCTGCGATACGTTCTGCAACTAAACTAATCATTTTCTATAGTCATCCTTTCTCACGTTTCTTGTGATACTCTAACTCTCTTCTAGTCTTTAAATATAATTCTAATTCTTTATAACCCCGTTTAATTAATTCTGCACATACGCTATACACGATACGCTCATACACTTGGTCGGCAAAGCCATTTAAAATGCGATAATACGTTCTATCGGAGATATTCAACGCCTTTCGCAACTCTGGTTGTGGCACTTTCTTTTGTTCCTCTCTCAATACATCAGCTAAATATTTCTCACTTCTAAAATACTTGACCGTGTCAACTGTTACTCCTTTTTTCACCTTAAAAATTTCAATATGCTTTCCTAGATTTTTGCAGCGTTCTTTGATTTGTACTGCGTCCTCATAATCGTCTACTGCTAAGGCTTTAAAATCATAACGAGTCAGTTTAATAGTTTTGCTGGGGTGCTTTTTATCCATGTATCCTCGTATAGTGTAGATTTTATCGCCTGCATAGTAATTATTATCAATTTTCACAATGTATTCATTCATTTTTCTCTAACCAACTTTCAACAACGTCTAATGAACTGCCGTTCACTTTTTTATTTTTCAGAAATGTTGCAAGGGTGGCTGTAGAAAAGCCAATCTCCCCTGCAATTTCAAAACGATAACACTTTCTCTTATTCATGATTTTTTGAACACGCTCTGATAGATTTTGATGTCGTATCAGTGAATAGCTATCATTGTTTGCACGTCCTGTTCTTGCTTTTATTTCAGCCACTTTTATAATCGGTTTCGCATCATAGTTAGGTGTTACGATGATTTTTTTCTTCTTGTGGTACACATAACGCTTTCCGCCTTTTGAAACGATGATTGTGTTTTCAAGTTCTTTTATGATTTTAAAAGTTTGGAAACCAACTGTTAATGTTTTTGCTTTCAATATTGCCTATCTCCTCATGTAATTTATAAACACTTTCAACATACTTTACAGCATTTTCGTAAAATTTCCCCGATTCATCGCTGTCCTCGTATGCTTTTTTGATTAGTTCATCGCCTGTACCTGTAAAGCAGCCGACAACATAAGTTTTGTTCGAGTGCGTATACGTGAAAGTTCTTCCGCTAGTCCAATTATTTTTCATAGTTAAATAATCTTTTTCACTTTTAATTACTGCGTCTTTTGTAATTTCTGCGTTAACAACCTCTGCTCCGCCTGAGATAACTGTATTATCGTAAACCTTACTATGTTGAATATCCGCATCATCAACGATTGAAAAATCTGAAACTAAACTGTTATAAATAAGCGAATTTCCTTTCACTACCGCATTTCCAAAAATTTATGAGTTTCCTCTTGCTCTAGCGTCTCCCGACACTTTTGCGTTGCCTCTGATGATTGATTGGTCTTGAATATAAGCGTCCTCGCATATAACCGCATTACCTTTTACGGTCGAACCGTAACTAACGACGGCACAATCATCAATTACAGCGTGTTCAAACACGTTCGCTGTTCCGCTTACCTCTGTGTCCCCTCGAACAATAGCGTCTCCAAATACTCTAGCATTATCACGAATAGTTGCATCGTCTGAAACCACTGCGTCCTGCCAAACAATAGCCTCATCATGCACCCAACAATTACCCGTTTGCGACAAATTCCAATAACCTTGAATGTATCCGCCTTTTTGTCCTTTCCTTACGTTGTAAAAGTCTTTTAAAGCCTCAATCCTGTAAACTGTATTGCCATGTACTGTCTTTTTCGTTTCGTCTAGCAATAACTTGTATTTATTTTTCATTTCTTTTTGTTCCTCTTCTTTTTTGTCAAATTTAATTCTTAAATCTCGACTTAAACATAAATTCCCGTTTGGCAGTTCCTCAATTTTAGGTGGTCGGTTCTCGATTGTAACCGTATGAGGTACACAGCCTATTTTATTCAAATAATCCTTAAAAGCCTTGTTTTGTTGTTCTATAAGTGCCTCATGCACGCTCTTACTCAAAACGCTAAAATCATTATTGATTTCAATTCGACCGCTTTTAAAGTCAGAAATCGGATTTTTATATCCTGTATCGATATTTATCAATTTATCAAATTGCCTTTTTTCAATTTTAGAATGGTAAATCGTCATCTTGCATCTCAAAGGTTTCTCCATTCGCTGTAAAAGGGTCATTATTTTCAAAATTTCCGCCCAAATTTTGATTTTTATTAAAGTTTTGAGTGTTTATATTACCTGCGTTTGAAAAGCCGTCAGCGTCGTTTTTTCGGCTTTCTAGGAAATCGAAGTTTTCGACTAATACCTCAGTTACATAAACTCGTTGTCCTTGTTGATTATCATAACTTCGAGTTTGAATCGGTCCACTAACTCCAATCAATGAGCCTTTTTGCGTGTAATTCGCTAGCAGCTCCGCACCCTTTTTCCAAATTACGCAGTTAATAAAATCTGCTTCACGCTCTCCGTCTTTGTTTTTATATTTACGATTTACGACAATCGTAAATGAGCCGTATGCGATGCCTGTTTGTGTGTATCTTAAATCAACTGGACGTGTTAAACGTCCTACTAAATTTGCATTATTCATTTTCTAATTCCTCCAAAAGTTCATGTTTCTTCATGTCGAGAATGAGTTGAAAATGCTCGGCTCTTAATGTTTTCAGCTTTGCAATTCGTTTCATAACCTCTTCATGTTCAGCCTCTAGCGGTCTGATATATTCGCTCAATTCGTATTCGTTTCGTGCTAGGAAATAGCCTTTGTGCCGTCCTCGTCTTGTTGCAACGATTGGCACTCCCTTTCGGCACATTCCACTGATTACGCCCATTACCCTGCGAGGCGTTGTTTTAAAATCATAAGCAAGCTCTCGGCTTGTAACTGCCGTTTCAACTCCAAAGCCGAGGCGCTCCAACATGATTTGCTCGAATACAGTTAAGTTTAAACGCTCCACGCTGTTACCTCCACTCTAGGACTATCTGAGTATCTTTTTACGGCTCTAAAGTCCACGATTTGCTTATCATCAACAAATAGCACACCGTTTAACCCGTCCAAAATAGCTTTAACATAATTGTCGATATCTGGTTTGACTACTGGATAAATTTTCCCCTCGTTTGCTAGTTCTCTTTTTTTCTTGCTAAAGCTCTTTGGAATTGACTTGTAAATAATCAACTCAACACGCAATGCCGTTGTGATACATGGTACTCTGTTATCAATAGCCGTACTCTTCACGATGTTTTCGTATGCTCTAGTCTTAGGCGTTGTGTATACGTGTCCAAACTTTGAAAATCGAGGGCGTGCTTTTGGCACGCACTCCCCGTTAATTGTGAACTCAATTCTGTTCATTTTCCGCTCCTTTGCTTGTTTTTAGCTTTGCAATCTGCTCGGCTAGGTCATTTCTAACGCCCTCATCAATCGGCTTTTCCTGTTTAGGCTGTTGAGGTCTATTTGCCCAATCTGGCACATTTTCAATGAAACCTCGAGGTTTGTTGTATTGTTTAGGCTGTTGTCGTCTGTTGTTTTCCGCTAGTGCTTTTTCAAGAGTGTCTATCCCTTTATTTGCCCAATCAACGAGTATTGCGTTTGCGTATCTGAATTTTAAAACGTTCTCCTCGACTGCTATCTCTAGCGCTCGTTTAACGAGTGAAGGATTTAAATCATTACACCATTTCATGATTGATTGTCTAATATAATCGCTCATCATTCCAAAATGATTTTCATAAAAATTTAAAACATCAGAAATTTTTTTCTGAGCTGTTGTTGTTGCTGGTTCGTCTGCTAAATTTTCCAACTCGTTTTTTTCTTCTTGTACTTCTTCTTTTATTTCTTTTCTTTTCTTTTCCTTTCTTTTCTTTTCTTTTGTGTACTTCTGTATACATAAACTATCGTTTTCGGGGGTTTCTGTATACATAAACTCGGTTTCTGTTGACATAAACTCATCATTTTTAGGGTTTATGAGGTCATAAACTACGTTAATTTTTGTGCGGACTCTTCGTCCACTTGCTAAAATATATCTATTTTGAATACCGATTGATGTTAAAATTTTATGATTTTCGTATAAGTTTTTATCAAAAAAATCTACCTCAACCATTTTTTTAATTACGTTTTTTGTATACTCTTCATCGAGTTTTAATTCGTCCGCTATTAAGAAAATAAAATCATCATCGCATTCGGCATAATAGCCGTTATCCCTGTATATATTTATGAATACATTGAGGGCAACGGCTACCGCCGACGCTCCATAATTGCGAACGATTTTCTTTGTTTTTAAATCATTCAAAAAGTTTACGTCTAGTGGGAAATAATCAAGTCCCACTTTAGGCGGTCTAGCCATTGTACCTCCTCACTCTCTTAATGTTATCGTGCTAAAAATCCTAATAATTTTGCGAGTTCTGACTCTCCTGAGCTTTCTTGCTTGGCGTTTTCGACGATTTCTTTAACATTGTACTCTGTTCCGTCAAGCCCTGTAACCTTGATGTCGAATTCAATGATTACTGGTACTTTTTTAACGCCATCTTGAGATAAAAATTCAGCAAGCGATTTTGCGAATCTTTGATGATGTTCAGGAAAATCTCTGTCATCATTAATGGCTGCTAACGGTTGTGCGTTGCAAATAGCTTGGTCGAAACCACATTTGAATGTTAATTCATTATCGAACTCTGCCGTTTTCAAAAATGCTCCTTTCTCTGTATTCATTACGTATAAACCTTTCTCTTTCATACGTGTTTCCTCCTTTGGTTTGTTTTTGTAACCTTTTCTGATTACATTTATATTGTATCACATTCGTTATATCCCGTCAAGCGATATTTTGAAATTTTTTAATTTTTTAGATTTTAAATTCTTTTACTTGTTCGGGTGTCAGTTTAATCGGTATGATTTTATATTTCTCACAAAATGCTTTCAATCCTATTGTGTGTTGCTCTATATGATAATCACGCCTTAAACACATAAATCGGTGTTGCGAGTGGTCTATTTTCTTTCTATTGCGTCCCATACCTACCGCCTCATAATGTGCCACGTCTCCTTTGTCGCCACTTATAAAGCATTTGCGGTATTTAAGGTACAAGAATAACATTCGAGTGTGTTCACTACCAACGAAATATTGTTGATGTCTGAACGGCACCTCGTTTTGAAAGCACCATTCGATGATGTATTCAATGAATTGCCCTGCGTCGTATATGCTTATTTGATTATATCCAAGACTGAATGTTTCCCAATCTGTTTTAATGTTTGTACAAAATTCGCCTTTCATAAAATCCTTGACTACCTCAAGGGGATAACCAATGTATTCCGATATATCATTCAATAAACCGTAAATGTAGCCTCGTTGGTCTGAGGTTATCCCTCTTGGGTCTAGGATAGTTATATTTGCTCGATACAAGCCGTCTACAGTGTTTTTGTAGTAGGGAGGTAACTTTATATCGCTTTCTGCGTCAAAAGTTAAAATGCCTCCCTTTTTCGATTTTAGAATAGCGTTAAATTCCATTGCGTTTTGCGCTCTCTAGTTTGATGTTATTTTCTTTTAAGAATTTTTTGAATAATTCTTTTTCTTCATCACTCATCCATAATTGAACAGTCCAAAGCGCTTTGCGTTCGTCCGTATTTTCCGTCCATGTTCCTGCGCTCGTTGTAGGTGTTAGATTTGGCACGATTTCATTTTCAATGATTTCTCGGTCAACTTTCATTTGTGATTGAACTTGTTCTTGCTTTTGTCGATTTTCTTCTTCTAGACGAACACGTTCTTTTTCTCGTTCTTCTGCTACATCAATCATTTTCAGAATGTCATTTAATTCCTTTTGACCGATTAGAGTTGTAAATGGCTCAACTGGTTGCCCTGCTTTTTTGCAGTATTTTTCGATTGTTTCCCGTTCTTCTTCACGTTTGGCGTGTTCTTCTTCTAGACGTGTAATTTCTTTTTCTACTGCCTCGAAAATTGATTTTTTCGTTTGTTTACGGGCAAACGCTTTTTCGTCTAGCATTTCAAAAGTTACATCGAAACTCGCCAATCGTTGATATTCAAAAACAGCCTCATCAATCCATGCTCTATACGCCTCTTTGATTTTCTTATCAATGTTTTCGCCAGCCTGTTTCATGATACGTTTTAAATCGAGTCGGGCGTCTGTTACAGGTTTAATTTGTTCCATGAACTCGGCAAAACGTTCGTCAATCTTGTCCTCTAACTCTTTAAACTCTTTCTTTGTAGCTTTCGCCCCGTTCACGCTGTTTTCGTCTGAGGTTACGATTAACACCTCGTCAATATTATCTGCGTATGCTTGGAAAGTATCAATATACATTTGCAAGTTAGGTACTTCGAAACCGCCTGCTAAATTTTGGATGATTTCGAAGTTATTTGTGATTTTAGCAATTTCTGTTACCATTCAGAGTCAATTCCTTTCTCGTTTGTGTTTGCTTTTTGTTCGTTGTTCTTCTTCATGTAAATTTGTTTAATTTCGCCTACTAGGATATTTGGAGCAATATCAAACATATTTCCCACGCTGTGCTTGTTACATACGTACTCAACAACGTCCGCTCTTTTTACGCCTAACTCTTCAATCTTTTGCACGTATTTTTCAACGATTTCATGTACGTTTGGCTCGTTTTGTTGTGCTTGTTTCTGATTACGTTTTTGCGGTTGCTTTTGTGGTTCTCCGTTTCCGTTCGCTTTGTTCCCGTCATCGTCTTTATCGCTTGTAATACCAAAAATTGCGCTAAGTGCATAACGCTTGGCGTAAGTGATAGCCGAGCCAATTGATTGTGGTTTCGTGTTTTCAGGTTTCAAGATTAGAGGTGGATATTCAATATATTCGCCACTTTCATGAAATACAATCGTTCCGACTGATACGTTGCCACTCTCGGTTGTTGTTGCATATTGTGAAAATGCTAGTCCATACTTTGTAGCCGTTTGAGTGATAGCCTCTGCCACGTTTTCAAGTGGTACATATTCCGATTTAAAAAACGGGTTTTTTGCGTCTTTTAAAGGCTGTTTTAACTCCTTTTGTGTTTCTACTAATGATTTTGATAATTTGATAATCGTTTCTGATTTTGTAATTGTCATGCTTTGTCTCTCCTTTACTCCCCTGCAGTATATTTGCTAAATCTTTCTCCGATGAACTCTTCTAAATCTTCAACTGGTACAACCTCGCCCATAATGTCAAAGTATTCATCGCCTTCGTAAATTTCATGTCCTTTCCAATCAATTCCAAAATTCTTTGGTTCGTCCTGTTCTAAATAGCTGTTGTGTAATTGTTCAAATGTCATAGTATTTGCTCCTTTTCTTCTTTTTATCCTTGTGGATATACATACGTGCCGTTTTTCCAAGCCTCAACCTCTTTGCCTTGTTGTTCGTAAGCGCCTGCAAACATCCAAGCTATTGCAATGATGAAAGCTAGTGCCAATCCTGTATAGGCTAAGAACTTGAAATACTTTTGTAAAAACGCTTTTCGCATGTTGTTTTTCGCTTGCTGCTTTTTCAACTTTCTGCGTCTTTCCTTTTCTGTTCTTGTCATTTGTTTTCCTCCTTTATGTTTTGCTTACATTGTTATTATATAACATTCATTATACTTTGTAAATAGTTTTGGCGAATTATTTTTTATTTTTTTCTCGTTTTAATTTCTGAGCGTATGTTGTTAAACGGTCGCCAATCATAACTGATAGATTTTCCATTTTTCGAGTGCCGCTTTTCAATCCAGATAAAATAGGTTGATGAACTTTAGCCTCTTTTGAGATTTTATATTGTGTGGCGTTTTCCAATAACCATTCAATGTCCTTTGTATTTACTTTCATTTGTTGTCCTCCTTTGATAATTTTTCTAGTTTATCAAGCTCTCTCAATGCCGTTTCGATATAACCTTCTCCAAATCGCACTAAAGCGTTGCGCTCGATTAAACTCATTTCTTTATCGTTGTTTTTCTCGAATAGCTCTCTATTCGTTTTTGTGTCATGCCTAACCATTTCTAACATTTCAAGGTGTTCTAATGCCTTTCTATATGTTGAAACGCCTAGTCGCTTATAAATGAGCCGTAAATAGGCTAATGTGCCTTGCTCGTATATCTGCCGTGTATCAAGTTCGATTTTTCGTAACTTTTTCAATGTATCGTTCATAAAGTACCTCCCATGTTTACAACAATTTCAAACAATGCAGTATATGCACTGTTATAATTGTCTTCATGCTCTTGTGCATTTTTAAGGTATATATTCATAAGGATTGAGTTTTTTCTTTCTAAACTTGCTTGTTTTGATGTTGTTAAAACATAATTTAAGCTGTTGTTTAATTCATTCAAACATTCTAAGCCTCTTTGCCATTCTTTAGGTTTTTGGATGTATTTAACTATATGTGTATACATTTCGACCGCTTGTTTATATGATTCTTTCATATCGTTTTTTATCGTTTGAATTTTGAAATAATCTTTCATAAATTCACCTCCTACCATTTCCAATCGAATGAACGTCTAGTTTCAAACCCGTCTTCATCAACGTCCACGCCTGCATAGTACTCTTCTTGCTCTTTAGCTAGTTTTACAAGATTGTCAAAGTTACCGAGCGAACTTTCGTTAATATCTTCATATTCGCCAAACTCTTCTGAGTGGTCGCCCCATTCTTTTACTTGATAATATTGACGATTGAAAGAAATAATATAACTGCCGTCCTTGAATGATGTTCCCCATACTTGCCAATGTTTGATGAATACTACTCTCTTTGCGTCAACGATTACTGCATAGCCGTATTTTGTCGGGATAACGTGGTTCGCTGCAATTTTAATTACAGCGGTGTTTCCGTCCTCTGATACGTGCGAGCCTAATAAGTACGCATATTGTTTTGAGTATTTGCGAAACTGCTCAGGGGCGAACCCTTTGAACGTGTAGTTTGCGTCAAAATCTCCAAATTTTAAAATTCCGTCTTTGCTCCATCTTGAATTTTTCATTTTAGTTGCTCCTTTGTATTTCTTATTTACATTCTTATTATATCATGTACGTTATACGTTGTCAACATTTTCAATCGCTTTTATTAAAGTTTTTTCCAATTTATCGAAAAATGCGTGTGTGTAGAATTTCTTTAGTCGTTCGATGTCAATTTGAGTAAATCTTAAACAATCCTCTGAATACGATTCTCGACTATTAACTCCATTCTCTTTTGCGATTTTAAAGCGATATACTGTATCGCTAACAATGTTTAAAGTAGTTAAGATTGTTTCATCATCGACGCTAGATTTTAAAATCTCGCTACCTAGCGCCTTGATGATTGCTGTATCTTTTTCTAATTTTTCAAAGTAGTTCATTTGCGTTCCTCTTTATTTATAGTTGTAAAATGAAATGATTTCTAGTAAACGTTGGTTGTAATGTTTAACGTATGGTAAGTTGTTTCGAGCTGATTCTTCTTTTCTGTCCGCTGTTCTTTCTTCCGTCATTTTTATTTTTTCTTCAACTGCCTCTGCTAGTTCTTTGATGTCTTTGAGGTTTAGTTCCAATGCGTCCTGAGGTAGAATAATAACCGCTTGGTTTACTAACTCTTTTGTTTTTTGTGCCTCTGCTTGTAATTTTTCATAGTTTGTCATTTTTGTTTGCCCCTTTGCGTTTTATTGTAGTCCCTTAACTACATTTATAGTATATCACATACATTATATATTGTCAACACTTTCCTACAACTTTTTTTCGATTTTTTCAAAAAAATAATGACAGCCGTTTGACTGTCATTATCTATTGATTGCTTACGCTTGTTCTTTGATTTCTTTTTCAATCTTTCTCATCAATGTTTCTGCGTGTTTTTGGAATTTTTCCGCTTTCTTTTCAAGTTCTCCAAAATCAACTGTTTCAACTAATTTGCTGAAATGGTTTGTTAAGAATGAAAGTTCACCGCTGATTTCAGTTAGCCCAAAGATTTTACGAACAATGTTTTCGTTTGTGATACCGTTATAAACTAATTGTCTTGCGTCGTATGCCATTTCGTTTACTGCTTCATAAATTTTTCCTACTTTGATTTCTGCTTGTTGTTGTTCTTGTTCTAATGTTTTCATTTTTTGTTTCCTCTTTTCATTTGTGTTTTGTAGTTATCTCTTATCTACATTTATAGTATATCACGTTCATTATACCATGTCAACACTTTTGAGGAACTTTTTTTATTTTTTTTCGATATTTTTTTCAAGTTCGTCAATGTGTTTCTTAATTGAGTTGTATTTCTTTGTTTGAATTTTTCCTAGTGTTTTCAATTTTGCGTATCTATCAAGCGTATCTCGATAATCAAGCAATGTGCTTAAAATTAAAATGGCGTAATTCCCTTGATATTTCCAATATAATTTATCTGCTTTTTCTGAATAGATTTTTGCCTCGTTCATGTTTATTCTTCCTCTTCTTTCTCTCTGTCAACGATGTCGTCAAACGTTTCGTCTGTAAATGTGAAAAGTGTTCTTTCTTGAGCGTAACTGCCTAGAAAATGATTTGCCACTCTGATGTACCATTTGCCCTCTATCTTTTCCATGATGAATGTGCTATATAGATTTTTTTCGCCGATGAAAGGCTCTATTTTTTTTGCTCTGATTTCCATTTTTAGTAAACCTTTAAAGTCTACTTTTTTGATGTATTCAGAACGGCTGTAAATTTCTTTCATGTCTTGTTTAGTAATGTATTTTCCTTTGTTGTTTATGATTTCAAGCGGTACGCTGTCAAAATCTCCGTTGAATACTTTTCTCGCTGTTTTGCTGTCAATTTTTACTCTTACTTTCATTGTTGCTCCTCCTTTAGTTAAATACCGCTTTTTGCATTTGTACTAACATTTCATTGCTTGTATTGATTGCGAATTTATTCAAACCCTCAATACATACCTCTTTATTTTCTCTGATGTATCTTTCACGCTCCATTTCGTAATATTCAATCATCATTTTGTGGTCTCTTACAATTCTGCTTGTTTTGTCGTTTCCTTTCGTTTGTAATAGCTCCATTGTTTTTTGGTTTAATGTTAGTGTTTCTTTTGTTGTCATTTTCTTTCTCTCCTTTGTGTTTTGTTTGTATCTCTTACTTACAAATATATTGTATCATGAATGTTATACACTGTCAACACTTTTCTTGAAATTTTTTAAAAATATTTTTTCATATAAAAACCGCTCTATTGAGCGGTTCGTTTTATTTTTTTTACCAATTTGATTAGTTCTTCAAGATTTTCATGTTGTTCTTTGATGATGTTTGAAAAGCGTTCCAACCATTTAACGGTGTAAACCTCTTCAAGCGTTTCGCCTGTCATTGTAACCATATCATCGAAAAACATATCATATAATACAGCAATTTTTCCGTATCCTTGATGTACTCGGCTATGATAGATAACCGCCATTCTTGTTTTTTCTGAGTCGCCAATTTTCATGATACTTTCTAAAAACAAGTGCGATGTGCCTGCGTTTGTTACTGCCTCTTGTAAACCATTTTCAATGATTTCATATTTTTGCATTTCTTTTTTTACCTCTTCTTTATCCATTTTGATTACCTCTTTATTATTTTAATTTTTTAAATTCCTTTTGTGCTTGTTTGTGTAACTCTTCAACCTCTTTGATGATTTCGTCAAAGTCAGTTAATTTATAATACTCAACGAAGAACCCCTCGCCAAAACGTTCGTACACATTCAACAAGCGAATATATTTATCTCGCAAATTTCTTGTTTTTGATAGGTTAGTTGATACTATGCAAAATATTTCTACATTCTTTCTTGATAACTCTGCATTATAAGCTACAGGACTCATTCCTTCTAATTCAGTTATAATCGTGTCCATCCATTTCATTTCCTCATTGTAGTTTTGTGTCATTGTGTTTGCTCCTTTGTTTGTTTTTGTAACCTTTCTTGATTACATTTATAGTATATCACGTTCATTATGTATTGTCAACAGCTTTACTGGAAAAATGCAAAAAAAATAAGCCTACCCCAAAAGGTAGGCTTTAATGTTTTATGAAAGCAATTCATTCACTCTGTTTTGAACTTCTTGAGCGTCATAACCTGCATTTGTTAGGTTGTCAAAGCGTTCCTGTCCATTGCCCCAAAGTCCTTGAAGGACTTCTTGTGCAACAACATCGATATTAGCATTGCTGGCTTGTTTATAACCACCGCTTAGAATACTATTTACTCTATCTTGTACAGCTTGAGCGTCGTATCCTGCATTTTCTAGGTTATTGAAACGGTCTTGACCGTTGCCCCACAATCCTTGTAATACTTCTTGAGCAACGCTGTCAATGTCTGAACTAGCGCTGCTGCTAGGAGCTTCACCGTTTAAGATACTGTTTACTTTATCTTGCACGGATTGAGCATTATATCCAGCATTTGTTAAATTGTCATAGCGTTCTTGTCCGTTCCCCCACAATCCTTGTAAAACTTCTTGTGCAACTTCGTCTAATGACTTACCACTAGATTTTTGAGCAGTTGTTTCTGTTTGAACCGTTTCTTGAACTGTTGGTTCTTCCGATACTTGTCCTAACATTTCATCTACTGTATTTCCGAGCGTTGCGAAATAGCGCATACGAGACACGAAATAATTCTTAACGCTTTCCGTTGAATTTCCGTGTAATTCCATACTACGATGTGGGCACGTTGTTGGCACGAACTCGTGATGTAATCTAACAGTGCTAGTATTGATTGGCAATCCGTAATAGATTAAATCTTCCGTTGCTTGCATTAAAGTCACGTCTTCGTTTTGCAAGAATTCTTCATCGCTTACTTTCATGCTTTCGCAAACCTCATATCCGATAGAACGGCAATTACTCCACCAATCGCCTGTGTGGTAGCCAATGTTGAACGTATCAATAACTCGTGCGATTGTGTTGCGATTGCAGTAGTAGTGTGCAATCCCAAGTGATTTATCACGATAACGCAACCAGTCCACATATTGCTCTGGCGTCATACTTCCTGCGTCATTGTGAATTACAACGAAATCGATACTTTCTAAACGTCCTGCGTCCATTAAATTTTCATTGATTTTATTTACCATTTTAATTCCTTCTTTCTTGTTAATTTGTTAGTTTACAGGCCAAGGGTCGTCTGTGAAATAACTTATGTTAGAAACCCTTATATCGCCGATGTCTTTGTCTGCAGGTATAGTGTCTAAGAATTGGAAACGTAAGTGATTTGCGTCTCCGTAGCCTCCGAGATACCATGTACCATAGGGAACGCCATCATCGTTATAAATCGGTCCGATTAATGATGTTGCTGTTCTGTAACCATAGGGCATTTGACCGTTTGTTAAGATGAAAACTTTCTTTTCACGATTTCCAGGATGTGCCACGAATCCAAGCCCACCACGGCGAACAATACCAAACCAACCCCATTGCAGCCCGCCAAATTGTAATTGCACAATATCATTAATTCGTCGTGCTTTTACGTATGAAGCTCCGAGTTTCGAAGTTGAATTTAGAGTTTTCCAACCTGTGTCACCGTCTAGCACTGCCCAACCTGTGTTGCCTAAAGATGTACGTTTAATCCACTTCAAAGCACCGTTTGTTTTCTTAGTGTCAACGTATGTTTGTCCGATAGTACCATTGACTTTGCCGTTCGGCATACCTTCGCCAATCAACTCGCTAGACGAAGTGGTCGAATTATTACTGCTTTCTGGTAAAGTTACCGAGCCTCCGCCGTCTGACAAAATAAGCGTGTTTCCGTTTAAAGTTAGCTTTTGAGGAATGCCTACACCGTCCGCACCTTTAGGACCAGTCAATCCGATTGGACCTTGTGGACCAGTAGGACCGACTTGACCTTGTTCTCCACGTTCTCCACGTTCTCCTTTTGGACCTGCTTGTCCGTCTTGTCCTCGTTCTCCTTGAACACCTTGAGGACCGATTGGACCTTGAAGTCCGTCTGCCCCTCTAGGACCTTCTGGACCTCGTTCGCCTTGGATACCTTGTGGACCTTGAGGACCAGTCAAGCCTTGTAAACCTTGTGGACCACGTTCCCCAGTTTCTCCCTTGTCGCCCTTAGGACCAGGAGTTGATGAAATAGTCCGCAATTCTTCTTTTGTAGCAAATGAGCTTGTATCAATACTAGTCTTGCTCTCTAAGGCTGATACACGCTCTCTTAGGGCGGTATCATCATAGACGGTGTCTTTATCTGTTTTTGCTTTTAAAGACTCAATTTCACTTGAAATTTGCTCAATTTCAGCACGTTCAGCTTTGCTCACCAGTTCTTGCTTAGTAGCGAATGAGCTTGTGTCAATTTCTGGTTTCGTTTCAAGTGCTTGTAATCGTCTCAAGATTTCAGAGCCGTCAAAGGTTGCACCTTCGACATGGATATTCTTGATTGCCTCTTCTAATTCAGCCTTTGTAACAATATTCGTAATCGCTATGATGCGTTTTGTGTCTTTCTCGATGATTGGTAATTCGCTGTGCTTATCGATTTCTGATACACGAACGCCAAAAGAGAATTTTAAAATATCCGCAGATTGTTCCACTTTCTCAGCGTATACATAACCATACACGATTTCATCGGTTGTAATTAAGCTAGTATCGAATGGAACTTCAACCACGTTTCCGACCACGTTTCCTGCCACTTCTAGGAAGCGATTTGTCGTTTTGAAGTGAAATAACACAACGATTTTTTCAACGTTGACTCCGTCTAACTTCAACTCGATGAATGCGTTATTCTTATCATGAGAATAGAATTCCTCTTTTATGTTATAAACATTTTCTCGGACGTTGGCGCAAACGCCTGCTTGTCGTTTAATAATTTTTTTCAAAGATTATCCCCCTTTCACACAAAATAAAGAGGAAACCTTAAAGGCTTCCTCTTTTTAGTTTTAATCTTCGAATGGTTCGTGATAATCAAGCGCTCTTGAACTGTCAGTAAGTCCAGCGGTTGTAGGGTCGTTAACAATACCAACGATAATAAATACACCGAATAAAGCGTTGATAAACACTAATAATTTATCAATCGTTTCGCCTAGCTCAATTTTAACGCCAAACACCGCTAAAAATGTTTGTAATAACAATGCTAAAGCTGGCACTAATGTAAGCCAAAATGTTTTATTTAATACTCGTACTTTCCAGTTAATTTTGTTCATTATTTATCCTCCACAATTTCTAGTTTTAAAAATTTCTCAAACAATATTTTTATAGCGCCATTTCCACCCAATTCAACGTAACTTTCATATAGCCGAGTTAATTCCTCAATCTCATGCTGATTTGTCCAGCCACGTCTAATTGCTTTTTTTAGATTTTCCTGCAATCGAAAACGTTGTAGACGTTGCAAACCTTTTCTAATGAGCGAGAGATTGGCACTATTATCTCGCCCAATCTCAGTGACTTCGCTCACTGATTTTTCAAGCTCACTTATTTTGTCAGCAAGAACATTGATTTGTTTTTCAGTCTCTTTTGTATTTTGAGTACTCTTAAATGAGAAATAACTTGGAATTATCACAATCAAAACGGGCGTGAGTTTATCGATTAAGGTTAAAAATTCCAATTAAACCACTCCCCCCTTTTCACTAATTCTATTGAATTGGTTGTGTGTCTAACTCGTTAGATGGTTTCTCTGGTTTTGGCTCTGTCCACTTCCAGATTCCTAATTTACCGTTTTGCTCAAGCGTTGCAAGTTGTTCAAGCGTTTCACCTTGATAAGTGAATGGTTCGTTTACTTGAATCATAACGCGTTTGCCTTCTTGGAATTTCTCAACATGATTCACATCTTCAAGCGTGAAAATTTCTTGTGGTTGGTAAGTCTTACCAGTCTTAGCAGGGTCTACCAATTCAAGCCCACGCTTGAATACTGTAGGGTCTAGTGGATTGTCTGTATCTGTTACACGAGCCAATACTGCCCAATCTGCAACGGCTTTTACTTCCGCAATTTTTGCATCTTTCTCAGCAAGTTTTTCTTCGTAACTTTCAGCTTGCGTACGTAAATCTTCTTGTAATTTCTTAACCCCTTCCGCTGGATTGAATTCAGTAGTCACTTGTCCAATGACTGCCTTAATTAATTCCTCGTCTGATTCGTTAACACGGTCGCCAATTAAAACACGGTCAAAAGCCGTATATGGCGCTTCTTGTCGAACCGCAACGAATGTACGGTTGTTTTCTTGTAAATATTTGTTGATGATTTTAAAAGTCATATATCATTCTTCCTTTTCTTTCTCTGTTTGTAATTGTTGGATTTGTTCCTGTGCTTCTTCATATAAAGCCTTGTAATTGGCGCATTCAATCGTTTTATTTGCTAATTGAATCGCTAAGTCGTTAATAACTTTGTCTTGTGTGTTCATGTTTTGCCTCTCTTATTTCCATTTTGAATAGTAGCCACGGCTGTAATTGCCTTGTACTGCCCCAAGGTTTCTGAAATTATCGTAAATATCATTTAAGATATATGATAATCGAACACCTTGAATGAGAATTTCGTTAACGCCTGAAATAGTGTGTGTATTAGTGTCGATGGAAATTTCTTGCACACCAGCTTGCGCGCTCTGATTGAATGTTATCCGTTGACCATACATGTTGATAGCACTTTGAACGTTGCTTCCTGTTCGGCCATTCCAGATTTGAAGACCTGCTGTCGTGCTGTCAATCTGTTGTATTCCGTTTCGGTTACTCAATAGAGCTGTATACGATGCGTCAACACCGTTGATGTTACCAGCGCCAAATGCAAGATACTGCAATGGACGGTTTGGAAATTGGTTTCTTATGCCTACTCCAAACCCGTTCATATCAATCCAGCCTGTTTGCAAATCGAATGTAGTATTCCCGTTTAGTGAGGAAATGCGTCCGCCTTTAATATGGTCTCCAGTAAAATCAACGTTTTTGATTTTTGTAATCGTTGCTTGCTTAGCAAACAATTCATCGATAAATGCTTGTTGAGATACTAACCTCTGAATAAAAGCAGTATCGAATTTGACTTTATCTGCCGTAACTGAGCCAACGTCCAATGCATTAGCAGTAACGGACCCTGCAGCTATCTTACTAGCGGTTATTGCACCGTCCACGAGCATGTCGGACTTGACTTTGATTTTAGGAGCGATAAAGTCAATCCCTCTAGGGCTTGTTGAAATGGTAGCGGCTAACTGTTCACCAGTTAATGTAGTAGAGCCAATCGTCACACCTTCCGATGTCACTTGAACCCTAGCGCTGTTAGAAGCGTCTCGCACTTCCTGTCTGATTTCATTAGCAGTTTGAGCAATAGCACTCTTAACATTCGTATCAAAGAACTGTGTCAACGCCCCTTGATTGCTTTTCTGGATTTTACTCCAAAGAGTGCTGTTCTGGTCTCTCATTTCCAATTCGATAGAACGTAAATCCTTGAAGAGTCCAGATAATGTACGTTGTGTAACTGTAGGCTCAACAAAGCTAGTAGGGAAATCCCCTTGCTCTAGCTGTATATCCGTTAAAACCGTGTCTCCAGCGCATCCTATGTGATGAAGTTTCAACAGTTCATCGCGTGTTTGTGGTTGAAATACCTTGTAATATCGCCCGTTATGCTCTAGAGCAGGCGCACGGACGTTTTGAATAGTGATGTCCATCTTTAACCTCCGTAAACTTTAATAGGAATCGAACCATAAAAACTTCGATATCGGTTAAATCCAGTTTTTCGTTCAAATTCTTCTAGGGACTCGGTGAAAGTTACATAAGTTTTCCCCTGTTTGTTGTCGATTTTAGAAGCCGAAATTTCTTTTCCGTTTATCTCGACAGTTTTTATCTTGTTTTGTGAAAAATCCTTATTCAGTGTTATTTGTTTATTATGACTATCATAATTTATTGATACGTCACCACTAAATAACAGTCTTATTTTCATCCAAACAAGCCTTGCGCCGATGTAACGCTGTGTAACTTCCTTGCTTCCAACATAAATTCCTTCTCTAGCCATACTACCTCCTACTCATAGACGTCGTAGATAGTAGTGCTATCTTTAGTAGAAAGTGCATCATACTGAGATTTGGAACCGAACCAATATTTTAGAGGTTGCCCACCGTTTTGATTGATAATATTTTGCCCAGGCGCACCGTCTGCGCCTCTAGGCCCTGTTGGTCCTGCTGGTCCTTGAGCACCTCTTGCACCGTCTGCACCTTTAGGACCAGTTAATCCGATTGGACCTTGTTCTCCACGAGGACCAGTGTCACCTTTTTGTCCTGGCGTTCCATTTTCTCCTCTAGGTCCTGCTGGTCCCATTGGACCTGGAGCTCCTTTTAACGATTCTCTTTGTTGGCTTGTAAGCTCCTCGAATCGCATGACCCCATCCGCACCTTTTGGACCAGTTTCGCCACGCTCACCGCGGTCGCCCTTTGGACCAGTTAGATATTGTAAGGCTGTGAATCGTTCACGTCCGTTTCCAACTTTGACCTTTCCTGTATCGCTCTCAACACCTAACTCGCCATCAAGCAAAATAAGGGAGCTGTTTGCCCAATCACTCGCTGGCATACGCTTATGTTGCACCCTAATTGGTATTGTCTCTGTCATGTTCTACCTCCATCAAAAATAAATGTTGGATTTTCGTTCCAACTTCCGTCATATATTGAATTTTGAGCGTCAGCAATCGTTTTATAAGTAGGCTCAAACTCAATTCGATTTGTCCGATTATCAACCGTCGCAAACTGAACTGAGTTCTGATACCAGTCTCCTGAAAATGTCAGGCGATAGCCGTCGTTATAAACCGCTAAGACTTGCTCCTCTTTATTTGTTAAGTCTTTGTCAATCACTGGCAAGTGTGGATTAGCAGGATCAAAATGAACGTGTCCGCCATAGAACGGATTCTTCTTGACTATCACAGTAACGTCTGTCTTTCCGTAAACCGTACATGTTGCTGACCAACTAATAACATACTGCTTACCTAGATCAAAGCCTTCTCCATTGTGTCCGACTTCGACATAATCAGTACCATAGGCAAGTTTTTTAGCCGTGCTACCATTGAGACGGTTCTTGTTATACTTAGCGGTTCCATCACCACCAATTAGACCAGCATTGATTCTTGCGGTCTCGCTTACCTGCTCTAATTTCTTGCTTAACTCAGCGATTGAGTCCGCACCGCTCATCAACTCTTCACGAATACGCTTCAAGAACTCAGGACGCTCTTTCTCCACTTCTTCATGGATTTTAGCGCTGAAATCTTCTGCTTTGTTTTGGTATTCTTTGATAACATTATCAATTTCAAGCTGTATGATACGAACCTTTTCGTCAATCTCCTTGTTACGTCTTTCAACTTCATTCGCAATAGATTGTTCGAATAGCGATTCACTAAAGTCACCAACTGCTTCTTTGATAGCTTGTTGACGACTCGCGCGGTCTTTAGATTGTAACGTTTGATAATCGCCTAATTCAGCGACTGAACGGTTATTATCCAATTTATCGATGACTAATTTATGGATTCTAGCTTCAAAAGCGATTCCTATCTGGTCTCTTACGATTCCGACGCTGTCACCAATCCAAACATCTTGTTCAATCGCATTTGCTAAATCTAAAAGATTAGCTTTGAACGTAACGATTGGAACTGATAAGCGTTGTAACTCTTTGTAAGTCGCTTTTAATAACTCAATAGGATCTTCAATATCCTCATTGGTATATACACCGAAACGATGCTTAATAACGCCATTCTGATGTAATCCGTAGATATTTCTAGCAGTTTCATTCGTTACATAATTCTGTCCCGCTGGTTTATCAACGGGGTCACCTTTAGCAGTAGACCAAACAACATCTTTAAATTGAATTCTACGACCGTAACCGCCAGTAGCTTCACCGT